TGTTTCCTGTGTTGTATTCAAATTCTACTTTAATCAATCCACTCGCCTCTTTTCTTAAGCTCTTCCATTTCTTTCTTGTATGACTCTAGTTGCTTTTCTGTGACTGTTATTTCTTCTTTAGGTATTTTATATTTATCGGCAACTGAACAGAGATATTCTTTTGCGTCTATCTCATTTAAAATAGTCCGTTGTTTATGCCCATATTTTAAATTTAATCCTTTTTTGTTTTGATAAAAGTGATGAACCTCTTCCAGGACATCTGAAACAGTGGCATCCTCCCGAAAGAAAATGGTTTTTCCATATGTAACTGCTGTAGCTTGTACTTTATTCAGGCGCTCAAGAATTTCTCCTTCTGCTATTCGAATATCTGCACCTTTCTTTATGGCAGGCTTTGTTATTTTGTTATATGTTGCCTTATCAATTATCTGATTGCCAGATTTCGAAATTTTTCGATATGTACTACCTTTCCTGTACATTTCTATTATATCAGAATCAGAAGTCTTTGCAACAGATTTTCCAAAATGCTTATCCAGAACTTCCATAACTCGATCAGAATATTTTCCCTTCTCGCTTCCGATTTTGGTTTGTGCAAAAGCTTCCGCCATAAATTCATCTGCGTTTTCCATGGAATACCTGCTAAGTTTCACGGTTGCAAGTTCATTCTGAGCATCTTCAAGACGCTTAAATGCAGCAAATTGTTCTTCTGCACTTGTATTAAAATCAAAAAATGCTTTATCCTTCTTCAGTTCCTTAATTTTGTCCTCAATAGTAGAGATTTCATCCATATATTCATTGTATATGCCTTTTATCTCTTTTCGTATTTTTGCGAACTGCTTTGTATCCATGCCAATGTAATTCTTAAGTGGAGACTCCATATCAATCAGGCCATGAGCAAATTCATGCGTAGCCACATATTCTCCTATCTTATCATCCGGCATTTTGATACAATATCCCGTTTTGGACAATTCACTTATTCTCTCAACCATTTTGTCATAATCATTCATCTTGTGCGGATTTATAATAAGTTCCTTGACACCTATCGAATTCTGATGCCTTGTTGTGGCAAAAAATTTAGCACCGAATGTTTCTTTCTTGTCTGCCACACGGATCTTCGTTAATCCGGTATTGTACTGCGAAGATAGTTTCTCAATTACTTCGCTGAATTCTTTGGCAGTTTTCCCAGATACCCCCGTATAGTCAGCAACCACAGGATTTAACGAGCTTTTTCTTAGTTCATCTGCCGGTGTTTCATTCAACCCGTATCGAATTCTTCTTTCTTCGTATGATTGAAGCAGACTTTCTGTCGCTTTTTCGTTTATGTTTTCAATAATATCAGAATTATTAGACTTCGCATCTAGTGATTTTTCAGTCTCATCTCCTAGATATTTTGCTACCCTATCGCTTTCTGTTCCTTCGTCCACCTCATAATTAGCCCATTTTGTGGCCTTTTTTTGATATTGTTTTTTATTTTCCTCATCCAGTGAATATTTAGCCAGCCTGTCATATTTCTCTTCCTGCCTTTTGGCATATTGCTGTTTCGCTTCCTTCTTGGATTCTTTCTCGATTTCCTTTACTTCTTTTTTAGAGAACTTATCATCCGGTGGCGTGCTGATTCCCGGGAAGTAGGTTGTATGGCTGTCTTTGCATCTTGGATGATACAGGCCCGCCGCTATAGCTGTGCTCATAAGTGGATAATCTCCTTCTTTTTTGTTACCGCCGGACCAAACATCATCTATCAGTATTTTTCCCACAAATGGAAGGCATTTTGGGCAAGGATTTCCACGTTTATTCATAATGACGGTGGATATTCCCCACTCCTGCCGTTTCTCGCCTTCGCCAGTGAGATACGCCCTCTTTGTTGCTGTCTTTATTGCCATATCCGCATAATCTTTTATTGTATGACGGCTTCCATCTTTGTACTCTATACAATCTATGCCTTTTGCTATAAAATCCTTTGTGGCCATATCTACGGCCTTCTCGTAAGTTGTCCCTCCTGCATTGGCATAAACCTGAGCGCTGAATATAACTTTTCTATACTGATCGTTCGCTCTTCTCAGCATGGCAACCTCCGCTTTTTGAAAATCATTTTTCGTTGCTTTTGCCAGAGCGTTCATTTTGCGATCATTTACTTTAAAAAATTCTCCTTCTATATCGCCTTTTCCTTTTTTAAGCTTGGCCCCATTCTTAATCGCTTTCAGGATTTCTTCTTCCTGTTCCATTCCACCTTCTTTTCTGGCCATCTTTATCAATTCATCTATCGAACTGTTTACATCTGCGAAATCACCACTGAATTTCTCTTTGTTTTCTTTCTTGTACTCTTCCAGTGCTCGTAATTGTTCCACCTGCCACTGGCTCCATTGAATCCCTTCTTTGTCTTCTTCGGCTTTATGATGATCCAGATTCCGGATCATGGATTTTATCAATTCTTCTTCTATCCGTCCAAATGCTTTTCCGATATCGTACTCGTCCAATGGAATCACCCTTTATTTGCATAAACCTTAAATCCCTGCTGCCTGTATTGCCTTGTTAAGGCTTTTAACTGAGTTATGCTTTTGCATTTGTCGTTTCTCAGGTCAATTTGATTCCCTTTTTCTACTGCATAAATCCCAAACGGTACAAGATCGCTCGCTTCCTTCACCAGCTTTTTGGCTTCCTCTTTACTCATTTGGTATGTTTTCTTTCCTATCGTCACGATCATCGTTCGTCCCTCCTATTCTGAAGCCATCTGCATCCAGGTTCACTCCAGGCTCTTCCATGTCCATGATGCCCTGTTCCTGCTTGATTCTGGATATTTCTGTTTCTTTTTCTTCCTGTGTCAATGTATCTCCATACATTTCTTCTACTGCTTTATCAATACTCATCACACCATAGGTTTTCGCCTTTCCTACTGTCTCTACCACATTGTCAAATCCGGGGGCTGCATATTCTCCAAATTTTGCAGACGCTTTATACTCACCGGCCCGCTTGTTTTCCATTAGATCCTGCACTTTTAAACATTTATTCGCCAATTCAGGCAGTACATTTCCAAGCACTTCCACTAACTTTCCTCTTGTGTAAATTGTGATTTTTTCTTTTTCTCTCTGACTTTCGGAACTGTCATTTTTCTTTAGGTCGATTCCTAGAGTTGCCGGTGATACGATTCCCTGTAATGCCAAATCGAGGAAGCTGGAATAGCTGTTTACATAAGCTTCATACGAAATGTCCGGCTGCACGATCTCAATCTTATCTGAGAATCCTTCTTTTCCGGCGGATCCTATTGCGATATAATCATTGTCAAAATCGTTCGGCTCAATCATCTGTCCATCTGTTGTTCTTGGTACTAAATCTTCTGGGATGTATCTGTTTATCCTTCCTTTACGGACTGCATCCAGCCATTGGCTTATCACTTCGTCCAGTGCGTCCAGATCATCTGTTTTTGCGTCGAATAAGGCCTTCCCTCTTCCTTCCCACTTGCTGGATGGAAAGAATATGAGTGGTTCTCCCATTATAAAATCCCCATCAAATGATACATCTTGAAATACAGCTGTGTCCTCCAGCGTGTCCATTGGCACTTCTTTTCCATTTTCGTTATATAATTTGTAAGTTACATACCCTCTTCCGTATGTTTCCTCCAGTCTGTACTCTTTTCTTTCATTCGTTTGATCCGAATACTTTGTGTAGAATTTTATTTCAGTGAGTCTTCCTCTCCTTTTCGTAAATGCCACATTGTCTGCTTCGTAGAATTCTATAATTGGATACTTGTTTTCTTCGTCCACGCTGATTTTAAATGCGCCATCTCCGGATGATAGTGCTCCTGCTACCGCAGATCCGAGAAGGTCACTAAACTTGTTATCCAACGCTATTTCATTCCATCTTTCTTCCAGTGGCTTTACCTGTCCTTCTTCTCCGAAGCTGATTCCGTTCAGATCTGCCGTTATAATATCCTTAAATCTATCTACGGTGATCTGTACGATCCCTGAATGTATTTTTCTTACTTTCCTGAACGGTGTGACGGCCCAGAATCTCGATTCGTAAGACGGATATCTTGCCACCTGCTTAAAAAACTGTTCCAGTTCCGCAGGATCTCCTCTGTACCAAATCTTGTTTTTTAAAACATTCTCCTGAAAGGTTAATGGTTCTTTAATCGTGATTTCTCTATCCGTAGCAGGAATAATCTTAAATAATCTCATTACCATGTTCTTTATCCATCCCATTTACGTTTTCCTCCTTTCGATTCCTATTTTTGTTTCATACGGAAGCCATGCATACTGTACGCTGTTTACCATGTGGTCGTTTCTGTCTTCCGGTTCATTGTCTTTGTCTTCCTTCCAGGAATATACCTCCAGTTCTCTGATATATTCCGTGCAGCTGTCTACTATATAGAAGCAAGGTCCTCTTCCTGCATCCGCAAGCCAGTTTAATTGATTATTGATACGATCTATGATTTTTTCTTTTTTCCAGGCATCGTTGAATGTATAAATGCATCCCGTCGTTCTTTTGTGCTTGATCAGTTCCATGATTGTTGCCTGGTCCGCAGAATCTATATATGTATTCCTGGCAAATCCCCATTCCTTCCGGTTTCTTTCCAGGAATTCGATGTAATTTCTTACTGTGTCCGTGGGGGCCAGTGGTGTTCCCAGTAAAGAGTTATTGTATACGCGCTCATCTAGCACATAGCAATTTCCCTTGTTTGTGATGCCAATAAAGCTCATTGCTATGGTATCTGGTGATTGCTGTGAGTATGAAGTATCAAGTCCGGAGGAAAAATATGTGAACCATTCTTTTTGATGGTGATCGTTTATGTTTCGCACTAATTTTTTAGCGCGTTCTTTTGTTACTACATGTTTGGAGCGTTCAAAATTGCTGAATACCAACCCTGTAGCTTTGCCGCGAAGGCCTTGTATTTTATTTTTATATAGTTTGGTTCCTGCTGGTACATTTCTGATGATCTGCTCTTTCTTTTTCTCGCTTAAGGATATATTATCGTGAAAAGAAAAGAACCAATGTACCCATCCGGGTTTTGGTTCTTCTTTTAGTTCATCCAGTATTTCTTTTGGCGTATCATATTCCCATTCCGGAAGCGGTCGGGAACAGTTTATATATTCTTTGTATATCGGCAAGCTCGGATCATCCGGGTTCAGCGTTGCTAGCAAATAATCGCATCGCATGGATGACTCTCTTACAAAATCCATATCTGCGATATTTATCTCATCTATGTATAAGCAGCCATATTGCCCACCCAGTGCCTTCTTCCATCTCTTTTTATCGTCGTATCCGAGGATGTAAATTATCTTTTCTACACCTGGTGCCGGTTTGAAAACTATGTGCGGAAGCTTCTCCTTACTTGTTCCGTTTCCATTGTATTCTACCAACGGCCCCCACTCATCTATGATGCCATTGTCCTTATTGATGATATTCTTTTCAATTGTTCCGGTATCTAATCCGGCTATAATATGCAGCTTTTTTGGGCTTTCAGCAACTTCCATCATGAATTTGTAAATTCCTACTGTCGTTTTTCCTGCTGCCGTAGTGCCTTCGAGAAATTCTACCTCCGCTATATTATCTATGAAAGCGTCAAATTTTTCCCCGACTCTCATTTCTCATCACGTCGCTTTTTCCTCTGCATCAACAGCTCGGACAATTTAGATTGTTCTTCCTCTAGTCCGGAAATTTCGACTCTATCTTTGAACATTCCCAGATGCCTTCCCAAAAGTTCCAACGCCTTCTCTTTATCATTCAGTTTTATTTCAATTCCGTATTTCCCTTCCTTGATTCCTGCAATCGCCCGGATCTGTTCTTCGTTCAGTTCTTCCGTGTTTTTGATTTCTATCTCACCATCCTGAATTGTAGCGTAATCCGTGGCTTTGGCGAAGGCAATCGAAGCAAGCTCTTGTATAACACGGTCCTGTGTGATTTCCGTCCGCTTCTCTCTCTCCTTCATTCGTTCGGAAACATATTCTGCAACCTTATCATTTCTTAGCATCCTGCTTCCATTTGCGGCCGCTACCTCTTCCTTCTTTACTCTCGGATATGCCACCATGTAAGCCCTTGTGGCATTTAAGTCTATCAGGTATTCGTCCACAAATTTTTTCTGTTTTTCTGTTAATGCCATTCAGCTCACCTTCTTTTTTTGGCATAAGAAAAGCACCCTATGTAAGGATGCTTCTCTAGGAAGATTAATATGTATTGGGGGACTTGCAGGAGGAGGACTCGAACCTCCGACCTTAAGGGTATGAACCTTATGAGCTGCCGC